GTTACAACGAAGCTTTTGGAGAAAATTCGTTTTATAATTATCATGGTATTGCAATATGAGCGACTACGAATATTTAAAAACTTACTACCCTAGATTAAGAAAAAAAACTGTTGCTAGAATCTTTCACGCTTTAGCTAATGGTTGGAAAATAATTAAAACTAAAGGGTTAGCTAAAAATGAAAAATTGCCAGCTTTAATTAAAAGGAATAAAATATGAGAATAAATAATAAATATCTTTCTTTTAATGAGCGTGATTTATGGGTGCTAGAAAAACCAGATTATTTTTCTATTACTAATCGTCGCAATAAAATAAATAGAAAAGCAAAAACTTACAAAAAGGCATTAAAGCTGGCCAGAAAAGTAAGTGGCAATCGCTGGTACAATCAATGCCTTGTTTATGCGGTGAGAGAAACAGCACAAACAAATCTTAATCACAGAAAAATATACAAAACAATATAATGGAGAATAATATGGCTTATATAATTGACTTGAAAGACAGAACTGTTGCAGAATTTACAAAAGATGAATTAATGAATTTTGCGCCGGCTGCAAAAAAAACAAACAAAAATAGATTCTGGGTAGTTGAGAATAAAAAACAAGCAGTCAAAGTAATTAAGAAATTAATCAAAAAAGGATTCTAATGTTTAATAATGATTCTAAATTTGATTTTGATTTAGCTAAAGGAATAGAGAACGAGAAATCTGTTGCTGCTTTCTTAGGAATGTCTAAAGATAAGTTTGAATGCAAATCTGAAAGAGATTATTGGAAGAAGACTGGAAATGTGTGCATTGAATTAGAATCCTATGGCAAGAAATCAGGCTTAAATGGAACTCATGCAAAGTATTGGGTTCATAGCTTTTATGATGGAGATGACTTAGTTGGCATTACAGTTATTGCAGTTAATAGATTAAAAAATATAGTTAAAAGAGGAAACTATAAAGAAGTTATGCTGGGAGATAATAAAGCAAGCAAATGTGTTTTAATTAAAATGAGCGAATACTTAAACCAATGGAGATTAAATGAAGAACTATAAATGTAACATCAAATGGAATTCTCATTGTAACCAAGAGGATATAGAAGACATGATAAAGAAATTTAAGCAATTTATTAAATTATCTTTTTTTAATGTTACTAATCTTGAATATGACTACAAAGAGGATAAACCAAAAAAGGAGATAGAATGAAAAAAAAGAAAAAAACAATAACCGGCTACTACGGGTATTGGTGTCCAACCAAAAAGAAAAGAATATTTAAAACATTATGGCAAATAGAGAAATAGGCGTGATTTGCTCAATGAGTTTTAATGAAATGCGGCTCTTAGTTGGCTGCATGACTAAAATCTTATTGGATAATGAAGTAAAAGGAATAAACACTAAAAAGCGCATGACTAATTTAATTGAAAAATTAAATGGAATGCTAAAAAAGCAAGGATTCAAAAAATGATTGAATTAATATCTGATTTGGGTTTTGCTTGGTTTTGCTTCGCAGTTATATTAACAATATTAATATGGGAGAACTACAAATGAATAAAGAAACTAAAGAAGGAATAGCATTTTTAATTGCTATTGGTTTAGGCTGGTCAAGTATAATATTATTAAACTGGATAATAAATTAGATGTATAAAAAAGTCTCATTAGATATACTGAAGGGTTCATTACATATTATAGAGAAATTTATAATCACCCAAGAATTCTCAGGCTCAAAAGTATCTAGCTATGATAAGGCTATTTACAATGAATTAAAAAAAATTATAAACACTAAGAAAAAATGAACTTTTCAAATAAAGAAAAATCGCTTAGTACAAAGTTAGGTGAGAGCGTTTTTGCAGAAAAACTAAAACAAGCAATCAGGGAAGCAGAATTAAAAAAAGAAAAACAACAAATGGAGAAGGCAAATGAGAAAAAAAAAGACTGATTTAATTGTAGCACTTAAAATAATTGAAGACTGCGTAAAAAATAACAGATTCCATACACTAGCCAATTACATAGAACTTGCTTGGAAGACATTTCCAAGACTAAGATTTATGGATTATAAAAATGTTAAGGTTATGGAATATTTAAAAAAAGGAGATAAAAATGAAAAAACTAATATTATCCGTTTTACTAAGCGCACTATTAACTAATTGTGCTTATAAGCCGGTAATTGATACCAAAGGAAGAAGTGGCAGCTATCCAAGTGATAGAGCAGCAGAAATAACCGACGATATTCAACATTGTTCCACTCTTGCAAACCAAGAGATAAGTGGATTAACTGATGGAATTGTTTGGGGTTATAATAATGTCTTTAGAGGATTATTTTTCTGGCTTCCGCCTGAAGAAAAAAGAACTAGAGAAAATTATACTAAAAAATGTTTAGCCGGAAGGGGACACAATGTTATTAATTAAAACAGTTCAAGAAGAAATTAATAGATTGTTTTTAGAATCTCAAAAGAACCCAAGTATAGTTGCTAATGAAGCACCATACTATTTTGATTTGTGTTCTATTGAAGATAAAACAATAACTCTAAATGAGTTTTATAAACAATTCCCTTATTACAATCCTGATATGAATTGTGATTATTGGAAGCAACAGCATGAAAAATGGAAGGATATATGGAAACAAAGCAAGATATAGTAAATAAACTGGCCAGCAATCTTAGATACCTAAGGCATAATACTCAGGTTGAAGAACCAATGACTGGTAAAATAAGATTTATGTCCCAGCGTCATCTCGCAGAATTTATTGGCAGTAGTTGCGAGCAGCAGATTTCTAAATTTGAGTTGGGAACTAATCAAATGAGTGCCAGTCAGCTTTATAAAATCTCAAAAATATTTGATGTTTCGGTTGATTCAATGTTTGAAGACTTAACCAAATCAGATTACAAGAAAGTAATTAAGTATGACATTTATGCTTAAAATAATATTTATAACTATTCTATTAATTGTAATAGTTTGGATTATAAATAAAACTTAAAAGAGGATAAAAAATGGAAGAAATAAAACTATATAATGGACAAGAAACGCTTTTTTTTGATTCAGTTCTGCATCAGTATTTTTGGAATGATGAAAAATTACCTAGCGCCACAACAATTTGCAAATTATTAACTCCGGCAAGCGTTATCGGTGCTTGGTCATCTAAGATATGCTCTGAAGAATTTAAAAAAATAATGAGAGCAGGTGTTAGCTATGATGAGATTGAGTTAGCTAAAATTGCAGAACAAATTAAAAAAGCCCCTAATCAAAGCATGGGTGATGCTGGTTTAGTTGGAACTCAAGTGCATAACTTAATTGAAGATTATATTCATAAAGGAATAGAGCCTGAAATTCACAATCCTGAGATTAAAAAATCTTTTGGAAAATTTAAAGAATGGTATGACAAGCAAGAAGGCTTAGAAATTCTTTTTACTGAAAGAAAAGTTTTAAGCAGAATTCATAAATTTACTGGAACGCTTGATGCTATATTTAAAAACAAATCAGGAGAGTATATTATATATGACTGGAAGAGTTCTAGCGGCATAAGGGACTCAATGCTAATCCAAATTTACCTCTACAAAATTGCAATAAAAGAAGAACTTGGAATTGATGTAAAAAAAGGAATCATAGTTAATTGCACCAAGACTGGTAAATTAAATATTAAGGAATTTCTAATAGGAGAAATGCAGCAAGAAGCCGCTATATGCTGCCTAAAAATATATAGCTGGCTAAACAAGAAGGAGAAATAAGATGCCTAATATAAGTGGAGTAGTAAAATATGTCTATGACAACCGCTTAATGAAAGATGGAAGTCCAAACAAATATCCAAATTATACTTTTGGAATTAATGACCAGAAAATAGTTCTCTGGTCAGCAATCAAGCCAGTCTTTTTAGAGAAGGGTAAAAAGCTGAGCGTTGCAGTCCAAGCCAGTAAAAAAAATGGAAGTTTATTTGTTCAATCAAAGCCGGACAAATCTCCAATAATGCAAGAACTTCCTTCTGATGTAGAAGCTAAAGAAGATACTAGCTTCAACCCTGATGAACTGGAATCTCAACTTCAAGAAGCAGCTAAAGAATTTGATGCTGATTTAACAGTTGAAACCAAGAAGCCATTTGACAAAGATGAATATATGTTCGTTATGGCACTAAGTAAAAGTTGCTTGGAATCAGGTTCAATAAATGTTACAAAAGAATCTATGGATTCGCTTATTAAGGATTTAAAATATCTTTATAAAGTGAACTTTCATAACTCTTAATTGTTAGTTATTTTAGTGGCCAAATTTTAAAGTCATTATCCCCTTTTATTTGGCCACTATCCCTTGATTTCACATATATAAATGGTATATATTTTACATGTTTGTGAGGGAGAAAATTCTTGAATGCACAATTAAAGTTAAAGAACTTTTTGACAATCAAGAAGATGCTCTCAAAAATGAAAATGAAGGAAAGATTATTTCTGTGGACTTACTTGGTAAAAAGTTTATTAGGAATAATATTAAACTATTTGATGACACAGCAGCAAGTAGTTCAAAGAATCAGGGACAGAAGCCAGAAACTTCTTAACCTTGAACTAGAGTATAAAATGAAGTTAGAGAAAGCCAAGAGATTAAAAGAACTTCTTAACTCTAGATATGTCTTTGAATTTGAAAAATTACTTACTAAATAAGTAATACAACTATAAAATGTAAAGGAAGCACATGGAAGACTTTGCTCTAAAAAACCCAGACGATATAAAACAAGAATTAGATAAACTCTCTGAAGAAATGGCTAATGCACTTTATGACTTTAGAAGATGCGAGGAGTTTCGTAAAATTACTTTTAGCCAATTAACTATTACAAAAAAATTAGAAAAAAATTGCAGCGTTGCAGAAGCAGAAAAGTGGGCTTATACTGCTGATGAGTATAAAACTATAATAGAAGGCTTGCTTTATGCAGAAAAAAAATATTCTATTGCTAGAGGAAAATATAGTAACTTACAATCATGGGTGGACTTATACCGTTCGTGGTTAGTTACAAATCGTGAACTGAGTAGATGACAGATGTTAAAAATAATTTCAATTATGCTGAAAGCCGCTTTATTGATTACTGCAATTCCGTTGGCTATCTGTTTCGTCGTCTTGGTTATAATTCTATTGACCCTAATAAATCAGTTATTGAAACTAATATACCTTTGTTTTCCAAAATACCAGCAATCGCAAAACTTACAGCAGATTTTTTCGTATATAAAGCTGCGACAGAAACCAATAAACAAGAACAGTTCTTCGTTTCATTAAAGCAATCTAATAAAATTAAGTTAAGAGATTTAAAAAAGTATATTGTTATAAACGAGCTATATACTAACTATTGGACTAAATTTACTATTTGCTTTCCGCTTAAAGATAAAATTCGTTTTATATCAGTTGAGCAATTATTGAGAATGCTGCCAGATTCAAAATTAAAAACTTTTCAAAATGATGGCGTGGAATACTTTGAGATTAATGTATAGTATTTGAACAATCATAATCAGAATCTTCAAAATCTATTGGCTCAGATTCCCATTCAACAGCTAAGATTCTAAATTTCTTAACATTCTTTAATGAAGTTAAAAAAGTATTAAAGTTTGCATTATTATCAGAATCAAGAAACCTTACATAAGACATATCTTCAATCATATCTCCCTGCTTTACAAAATGCACAGCACAAGTTATGAGCCGCAACTCATTCATTTTTTGAAGATGTCTAAAGTGGGTTTAAGTCCATATATTGCACCAAAGATTCCTACAATTAACCATTGATACCAACTAGGAAATTTTCCAAAATAATCAAAGAATAAATCTAATTTAGATTTTATTAATGGGTCATCAGTAAAGATAGCATAAGATAAAAGAACTATTGGAATACAAACTATAATTAATACAAATTCATCTTTCCAAGTCTTGTCTTGTTGGTCGCCAACATCTCTTTGATATTCTATTTCTCCGGCAGCCATACGCTCGTAATATTTTCTTTCAGCTTCAGATTCTAAAAATTCTGATTGCTTGTGATTCTTATAAATATCAGCGCCGGTTTTAAAAATAGTAGGTATTAAACTCCACCACATATTAGTCTATTGCAGCAAAATTTATTTCACCAGTTCCATCTCCTGATTTTATGAATGCTACTTGCTGGCCAGAGCGTATTTGAAAATACTCAACAGTATCTTGCGGCATAAGTATAGACTCTTCTGTTGCGGTTGGATTGTAACCTATTTTAATGTGCGCATGAGTTCCTCTAACTGCAATTCTTACTATTCCTGAGCCAGTAATGATTGCTGATGATTGGGCAGAAGAACTGCCAATAGTGTGAGTTTCTGGTGTAAAATCATTATCTATTTTTATAATGTCCATATCGTTCCTTAAATGTTCTTATTTTGCCTATTTAAACCTTTAAAAAGCCCCTAAATTTTGATGATATAAGGGTTATAAAGCTGTTTCTCATTTCAAAGCCATAGTGCCTTAAAATGCGTTTAAAATCGTTTTAAATGATATTATCTACTTTTAGTTGAATCTATTAGTAGTTCTATGTAGTGCTGGGCTTTAAGTAAGTCATTAACACCACCCTTCTCTTTAAATCGCAAAACATACTTTATGATATTTGCTTCACAAAATCCAATATTATTTTTTAATATAAATTCTATTGGTTGAATCTTATATTTCTTATAATGATTTCCGCCGATTTGTTTTTTTAATGATTTCATAACACCTCATAAACTGTTCTGCCATTAGCTTTAAAAGCACGAAGATACATCTTGCGATTTGCTGCTTTGTTGTAAGAGATGTGAACCCAACCTGAGTTAGCTTCTTCTGGTTTCCAAAACTCTAAAAT